ATCCGACGAGTACGTTTGTCGGTCAGGGCGGCATCGCTTCCGCTTTGAGCGGTGGTCAGTATGACTGAGGTATGGGACAAACCGAGACCGAAAGGCCTTGGAAAGCCCAAGAAGCTGAGTTCAGCCAAGAAAACCGCGGCCAAGGCAGCGGCCAAGAAGGCAGGACGCCCCTATCCGAATCTCGTCGATAACATGCGCGCAGCGAGGAAGAAGTAATGGCTAAGTCACCCGCATGGCAAAGATCAGAAGGTAAAGACCCCAAGGGTGGTCTGAACGCGAAAGGCCGTGCCTCTGCCAAGAAGCAAGGCATGAACTTGAAACCTCCAGCCCCGAAGCCGAAGACCAAGGAAGATGCAGGAAGGAGAGCCTCCTTTTGTGCCCGGATGTCAGGGATGAAGAAAAAGCTGACTTCAAGCAAGACAGCGAACGATCCGAATAGTCGGATTAACAAAAGTTTAAGGGCGTGGAACTGCTAATGGCTAGCGATATGCAAAACCCACTTGATCACTTGAACGAAACGGTTAAGCACTTTGTCGATACAGCATCGATTGCTACTGTAGTAGGGACACTCACGCACATGCTGCCATCTATAGCTGCTTTATTTTCCATAGTATGGTCTGCGATCAGGATCTACGAGACAGAAACCATTCAGTCTTGGATCAAAAAAGACGACGACGAGTAGAGGATACCGCCATGACGATGCAATATGACGTAAAAACCACCCATCTCACCGCTAGTGGCGCGGTTACTTCGGGTCGCGCACGGCTGAAGAGCGTTTCGTATCGGGGCGATGGCACCAACGGCTTTATTAAATTCCGCGATGGTAGTGTTACGGGGACCGTATTAATGGAGCTCGATGTTGGTACGAGCGATACGTTTACGATCTACTTACTCATTCCCGGCGAAGGTGTTTTGTTCCCTACCAGCATTTATGCTGAACTTTCTCATGTGTCTGCTATTACCGCTATTTGGGGTTAAGAGTGACCACCTCAGGCGTCGCAATCTGGAACCCGGACATAGCCGAAATTATTGAGGAGGCGTATGAGCGCGCGGGAATTGAGATCCGCACGGGTTATCAGTTCAAGACGGCGCGCCGCAGCCTCAACATCCTGTTTCAGGAGTGGGCCAACCGAGGCATCAACCTGTGGACGGTCACAGAAGCGCAGATCACTCTGAATCAGGGACAGGGGACTTACAATCTCCCCGACGACTGCGTCGACATCATTGAGCATGTGATCCGTCAAAACCCGGGTAGCCAATACAACCAGACCGATCTGGTCATTCCACGGATCGCTCTTCCGACTTACGCCGCTATTCCGAATAAGCTGGCCACCGGCCGGCCCGTGCAGGTATACGTCAACCGACAGGCGCCAACGCCTCAGATCAACATTTGGCCGACGCCGAATCAGTCTGGCTATTACTTCCACTATTGGTACCTGCGTCGCATCGACGACACGGGCCAGCCGGGCTCAAACACGGTTGAGATGCCGTTTAGGTTTGTTCCGGCCATCATTGCTGGTTTAGCCTATTACGTCGCTCTGAAAAGCCCAGAGGCGATGGATCGCATTCAGATGCTGAAGCAGATGTACGACGAAGCGTGGGATCAGGCGGCGCGCGAAGATCGTGATAAGTCTCCGGTGAGGTTCGTCCCGCTGGCGGGCTATTTGACGGGCGGCTGGTAATGGCGGTCCGGTTCGCTTCATATAAGCGGGCCTTCGGCTTCTGTGACCGGTGCGCGCAGAGGTACGACCTGCGCAAGCTTCGAAAATACTACATCATGGGGAAGTTGATCAACGCGAAGGTCTGCCCCGAATGTTGGGATCCTGATCATCCGCAAAACTGGGTCGGTATTATTGGTTCTCAGAAGGTATCGAATGATCCGCAGGCTTTGCGTGAACCTCGTCCTGACACGAATAGAAATGATAGCTGTTCGAATTTCGCGTACAATCCTGTGGCAACTCAACAGGTTAATACCTACCTGAACAATGTGTTTGTGACTGAGTTCACTACTGTGGTTCCGGGTGTTGTAATCGTACCGCCGGTCGTACCTCCGGCCATACTGTAGGAGATTTCAATGGCAAAGCATGATGATATCGTCGAAGACAAGAAGCTGATCAAGAAGGCCGTCGGCATGCACGACAAGCAGCAGCACGGCGGCAAGAAGACCAGCATGGCAGGTCTTAAGAAAGGAGGCCCGACCTCTATGGACCGTAAGAAGTTCGGCAAGAATCTGAGCCGCGCCATGAACCAGAAAAGCTCTGGTCGGGGGCGCTAATGGCCAAGATCGAGAACAAGCCCGCTTCTGCTTACAGCAAGCGTGGGCTGCAGCCGAACACGGCGGGCTATCCGAACAACATTGCATCGACGCAGACTGTCAAGGTCCGTGGCACTGGCGCCCAGACCAAAGGCACGAAGTGCAGTAAGAAGCTGGGCTAATCATGGCTTGGACATACACCACTCTCAGCGCGGCCATTCAGGCCTACACGGAAAGCGACGAGCCTACGTTCGTCGCTAATATCCCGAACTTTGTCACCAATGCTGAGACGGTGATCAACAATTATGTCCAGCTTCCAGCCTATCGCAAAAATGTAACTGGCGAGACGACGCAGAATTTTCAGTATTTGAATTTGCCAAGTGACTTTCTATCTTCCTTCTCTCTCGCAGTCATTGATGCCTCCGGTAACTACAGTTATCTGTTGAACAAGGATGTAAATTACATTCGAGAGGCGTTTCCTTTTCCGGGGTCTCCAACGGGGCTACCGCAGTACTACGCGCTTTTCTCGGATCAATCAATGATTATGGGTCCAACTCCTGACGCGTGTTATGTGATGGAGCTGCACTATTTTGCTTATCCTCCGTCGATTACGATTGCTCAGACAAGCTGGGTAGGAACAAACTTTCCGAACGTCTTGCTGTACGGTTCTTTGGTTGAGGCCTATACCTACCTCAAGGGTGAAAACGATCTTCTGCAGACTTACCAGTCAAAATTCCAAGAGGGTCTTGATTCATTGAAGAACCTCGCAGATTCCAAGGATCGTGAAGACGCATACCGGACAACGCAAGTTCGCTACCCAACGAAATAAGAGGTTACAATGGAACCAGAAGAGAAAGGGCAAGAAAACCCAATCGAATTTACCCTTAACAGTGTGTCAGTGGTAGCGGATCACGTTGAGCCTGACATCGAAATTTCAGAAGAGGTCTAATCATGGCTATCACTCAGGCTTTGCCCGGCTCGTTCAAGCAGGAACTGCTCAACCACGTTCACGATTTCGGTGCTGTTGTTACGGGAGCTATCTCAGGTACGACACTGACGGTAACGGCGGTCACTAATGGCGTTCTCGCTGTAGGTTCTTTCATCTCCGGCACAGGTGTCACTGCAGGGACGTACATCACGGCTCTGGGCACAGGCACGGGCGGTGCGGGTACCTATACGGTCTCTGCTTCTCAGACGGTGTCTTCCACGACGATCACTTCAGGCGATACGTTCAAGATTGCTTTGTATACGAGCTCAGCCAATTTGAGTTCTGCAACGACGGTCTACACGACTTCAGGTGAATCTTCAGGCACGGGCTACACCGCGGGCGGCGCCACGCTGACCAATCTGGGTACGTCCCTTTCAGGGACCACGGCATACTTGAGCTGGGACAACTACACTTGGACTTCTGCGACCATTTCAGCCGCAGGGGCTTTGATCTATAATTCGTCTAGGAATAACGCGGCGGTAGCGGTCCTGAGCTTTGGAGCGACTTACAGTTCAACCAACGGCAACTTCCAGATCACGTTCCCCGCAGCGACTAGCTCAACGGCTGTAATTATTTTGAGTTAAGAGGGCTAGGACATGGCGTTACTCGGTGATCGAGTCCAAGAGACTACTACCACTGTTGGTACGGGCACCTTTGCGCTCAATGGAGCGGTTACTGGGTACGTCACGTTCAACTCCACGTTCATCAATGGTGATATCGTCTGGTATGTCGCAGACGATGGTGCGGGCAACTGGGAAATTGGTACGGGTACCGTAGGTACTGGTACGCTCACGCGCACGGTCTTCCAGTCTTCCAACGCGAATGCGTTGGTTCCATTTGCTGCAGGTGCCAAGCGGCTCTTTTGTACCGCACCTTATACGTACCTTCTGCCGGATCAAACGGGAAACAGTGGGCTGTTTCTGACGACGAGCGGAAGTGTACCTTCTTGGTCTGCGATTGCTCAGATGACCTACCCCGGCGCGGGGATTCCTGTTTCTACGGGTACCGCTTGGACGACTTCCAAGACCGCACCGACTGGGGATATTCTGGGCACCACGGACACGCAGAACGTGTCCAACAAGACGATCACGGCGTCTTCGGTTAACTCCACACCGATTGGTGCTTCCTCGGCTTCTACGGGTGCTTTCACGACGCTGACCGCGTCTTCGGACTCCTCATTCACTTCGACTGGGGCGTTGCTGATTTCCAAGGGCACCACGGGGCAACAGCCGGGTTCTCCTGCTACCGGCATGATCCGGTACAACTCAACGACGAATCAGTTTGAAGGATATTCCGGGGCAAGCCCTTCGTGGAAATCCATCGGCGGCGCGGCGCTCTCTAACGATACGACCTCTGTTGGGAATCTCTATCCCACTTTTGCTGCAGCCACTTCGGGCACGGCAGAGACGATCTACACGAGCAATGCAAGACTTCTATACCTGCCCTCAACCGGGCAGTTCCAATCCACGACCTTCAGGTCTGGCAACGGGCTTTTTGTGAACAGCGCAACGGTCTCTGAGAATTGTACGATTGCTTCGGGCGATAATGCTTCAAGTGCAGGACCGATTACGGTCGCGAGTGGTGTGGTAGTTACTGTCAGTTCGGGCAGTGTTTGGGCAATCGTATGAGGAATAAGAAATGACGGTCACGATCAACGGCTCCTCTGGAATTTCCTCTCCCGGCGGAGATACAAGCACTTCGCTGTCTACTGGGCTACTGACGGTTACGGGTTCCACGGTCCCCGCGAATGGGATGTACCTGCCGACGACGAATACTCTCGCTTGGGCTACGAATAGCACTGAACGGCTACGCCTTGATGCGTCAGGAAATCTGGGCCTTGGTGTTACGCCGAGTAGTTGGGGGTCTACTTTTAAAGCAGTAGAACTTGGAACTATTGGTAATTTTTTAACTGGATATATCGGAGCTGCACGTACTGAGTTAGGCACTAATGCTTATTACAACGGTTCCGCTTGGACCTATGCAAATACGGCAGCGGCAACAAGATTTACTCAAATTTCCGGGGAACATCGTTGGTATAACGCCCCATCAGGAACAGCCGGAAACGCTATCTCCTTCACTCAAGCCATGACGCTGGATGCGAGTGGGAATCTTCTTGTAGGTGTTACCACCCAATACGGTGGGCTAAAAGTTCAAATCCCAAATAACCAAGGTTATGGTGTTCAGAATGCCGCTGGTAATGGGCTGGCTGCTTGGTTTGGTGCATCAGCATCAGCAGGATTTGCAAGTGCAGGAGACTATGCGCTACTGAGTGGTTCATCAGGACTGCTTTTTGCTACGGGTACAACCGAACGCGCCCGCATCGACGCCAGTGGGAATTTGTTGGTTGGGACGACGAGTGGAACCAACCCCGGAGGTATCATTCAGGCAAAAAGTACAGCCGCAAATATGCAATGTTTTGGCGCATGGAACGCCGTAGATTCAGGTCAGGCATATCTATTTTATGGCGGAACTGGATCTACATGGACTGCGCGATATCAGATTTATTGGAACTTTACTGGTGGTACAGGTACGGCTGGGTTCCTCTCCGACTACCGTCAAAAAGACAATGTTCGCAAGCTCACGGGTGGTTTGGATGCAGTTAATGCGTTGAAGCCTTCTATCTATCGTTTCAAAGATGCTATTCAGGACGCTTCTGGATTTATCGCGCATGAGGTGCAGGAAGTCATACCACAAGCGGTGTCCGGGCATAAAGACGAAGTGGATGAAGACGGCGAACCTAAGTATCAGATGCTGGATCAAACACACATTATTCCGTACTTAACTGCAGCCATCCAAGAACTCACCGCGAGGCTCGAAGCCTTAGAAGGAGCAAAGTAACATGGGCGATATTAAGCTTTCATCTTCTGGAGGCGGGTCCGTCACCCTTACTCCTCCTTCTACTGCGTCGAATTTGACGCTTACGCTCCCGGCAGCTACTTCTACGCTACTGGATACGACTTCAACGCAAACCCTCACCAACAAAACCCTAGTCGCATCAGGAAGCAACACGGTCGAAGCAACCTCCGGTCCTACAAGCACTCAACTTGCCGGGATGCGAAACAAGATCATCAACGGCGCAATGATGATCGACCAGCGGAATGCTGGGGCGAGTGTGACGAACATAAATGGAGCCACCTATGTTGTTGATAGGTTTTCTATTTGGGGGAGTGTTGCCAGTAAATTTACGGCGCAACAAAATGCAGGATCAGTAACACCTCCAGCAGGGTTTACCAATTATTTAGGAATCACTTCTTCGTCAGCTTATTCCATAGGATCTTCTGATTATTTTTTAGTTGCTCAAAACATTGAGGGATTCAATAGCGCCGATCTTTCTTGGGGTACGGCAAATGCAAAATCTGTAACCTTGTCATTTCAAGTTTATTCCAGTCTTACTGGAACATTTGGTGGGTCACTTGAAAATAGCGCAACAACTCGGTCTTATCCTTTCCAATACACAATATCTTCAGCTAATACATGGACCTCAATTAGCGTAACCATTGCAGGAGATCAGAGTGGAACATGGGTAGGCGCAACTAACGGGATAGGGATGCGCGTTTGGCTTGGCTTGGGCGTTGGGTCAACTCTTAGCAATACGGCTGGTGCGTGGGCCACAGGAGACTATCGCTCAGCCACAGGCGCAACCAGCGTAGTCGGCACTAACGGCGCAACCTTCTACATCACCGGCGTCCAGCTAGAAAAAGGCGCTACGGCCACACCGTTTGAGAACCGTCTTTACGGCACTGAGTTGGCGTTGTGTCAGAGGTACTACAGGCAGACTGATGGCTCGCCTAATTCAGAAGGTAGTATTTACGGATATGGGCCTGTGACAACAGGTATTGTCGGGCAGTCCGTGCCTTACCCTGTTGCTATGAGAGCAACGCCCACAGCCGCTTATGCAGGTGCGTGGACAAGAGGTAATTGTACTGGTGGATTAGTAGCATTTGCCAGTTCTTATTTGCCTTATATAACTTCTACTGTTACTGGAGTTATTAACCAGTATCCAACAAATGCAACAGGCTACATCACTTTCTCAGCGGAGCTATAAATGTACAAGCAGATCGCAAGCCCTCCACAAGGAAATGTAGCTTCCGTACAGCGGATTGAAGATGGCGCTTTTATTCCATTTGATCCGCAAAATGTTGACTACCAGCAGTTCAAAATCCAAGTCGCTGACGGCACGCCATTGGAAGACCCAGACGGCAACGTGATGACGCAGGAAGAAGTCAATGCCTTCCTTAAAACCATTCCGTAGGTAAGACCATGTCAACTTTGAAGGTCAACTCAGCCCAGATCGGCCAGTCCGTCACCGCGACGAACAATTTCACTTGGTATCAGCCCAGCACACCTGACGGCACGGTACGCCTTGGGAATGGGAACGCCGGGAGTGTAACGGATCTTGTTACGGTAAATTCTTCCGGCAACGTAGGGATTGGGACGACGAGTCCGGCAGTGCCTTTGCAAGTCGCAGGTGAAATACGCATATATCCAACAAGCGGAACGGGAAATCTTAGATTTGGCAGTGGCGGCGTAGAAAAAGGAAAACTGCTGGTTGATTCATCTAGCAACATGGGCTTTGAAACCGCTGGAACACAGCGGATGACTCTCGACTCCTCCGGCAACCTTGGCTTGGGTGTTACGCCGAGTGGTTGGGATAGCACTTACAAGGCTATGCAAATTAGCCGAACTTCGCTTTCTGGTGTCGGAACCGCTGGTGTTTTTGCAAATAATGTTTACTACAGTGGTGGATGGAAGCGAATAGCGGCTACCGCAGCTGGTTCATATGTAATTGACGCTAACACACACGCTTGGAATATAGCGGCCAGTGGTTCCGCTGATAGCGCAATCTCCTTCACTCAGGCGATGACGCTGGATGCGAGTGGACGTTTGCTAGTTGCATACACTAGCACGTTAGATACGGCGAACCTTTCTCAAATCTCAGATTCAATTTCTTTCTACGGCGCAAACTCATACGCATTTACAGCGGCAAACGCAGCCGCTTGTTGTTTTAAGGTAGGAAGCCAAACAACAGGAAGATCCATAAACGCAAAAGGAACTATCAACGCTTCTGGCGCTGACTACGCGGAATACATGACCAAAGCGGGTGATTTTGAGATTGCTAAGGGTGATGTCTGTGGTATTGACGCTAGTGGCTTGCTGACCAATGTATTTGCTGATGCTGTCTCTTTTGTAGTCAAGTCAACCGATCCTTCGTATGTCGGTGGTGACTCTTGGGGGTCAGAAATTGAAGACGCCGATGCACTTGAGATTGCAAGACAGAAGGTAGACCGGATTGCGTTTGCCGGTCAGGTTCCTGTCAATGTTCTTGGCGCAAAATCTGGGGATTACATCATTCCGATAGCAGACAAAAAAGGCATCAAAGGTACGGCTGTAGCCTCTCCAACTTTCGAGCAGTATCAGATTGCGGTAGGTAAAGTCATTGCCATCGAATCGGATGGCCGCGCCAGAATCATTGTAAAAGTAGCTTAATAGGTAAACGCATGAACGACATCAATCTCTCATTAAACCTTGTCAACGCCATCATGGGCTATCTTGGCAAACAGCCCTACGAACAGGTCTTTCAGTTGATTAACGCAATCAATGACGAAGCGAAGGATCAGATCACTCCAACCCCCGAAAAGGAAGAAGAATGAGCAACGTATACGCTTGGACGATCACCGCGATGGACTGTATCCCCGATCTTAACGGGCAGCTTGACTACGTCGTTGTTCCGCATTGGATTTGTCAGGGCACTGACGGCACGTATACAGGGCAGGTCTATAATACGGTCACTCTGAATGTGGACCCGGACAAGCCTAACTACACGCCGTATGCTGATCTGACCGAAGCGCAGGTCGTTGATTGGGTGCAGGCTACGCTGACGCAGCCCACGGTTGAGGCGATTTACGCTTCCATCGACACGCAGATCCAGAACCAGATCGATCCTCCGATTGTCACGCCGCCGCTTCCGTGGCAGACTCCTGTTTCCGAAAACTAACAGGAAAAAACTGTGGAAAACAAAATCACTCTGTCTCTGGATCTCGTCAATGCCGTCATGGGTTTCCTTGGTAAGCAGCCGTATGAGCAGGTATTCCCGCTGATCAATGCCATCCAGAAGGAAGCCGAAGGGCAGGTCCCCCCGGCAGCAGAAGCTCCAGCAGAAGAGTAAAACAATGGGCTTCATCCTCAGTCAGAAATCGTTACGCCGCCTCGAAGGGGTCAATCCTGCACTGGTGCAGGTGGTAAAGCGTGCGATTCAAATCACGCCGATTGATTTCATTGTCGTAGAAGGTCTCAGGACCAAAGAGCGTCAAGCCTACCTCGTAGAGAAGGGCGCATCCAAAACCATGAACTCGCGGCACCTGACTGGGGATGCAGTCGATCTGGCTCCTATCGTAGACAACAAAGTCTCATGGGACTGGAAGCATTACTACCCTCTGGCCGAAGCGGTGAAAGAAGCCGCGAAGCAACTCCGCACTGAAGTGCGGTGGGGGGCAACATGGAAGAATCTCTCGGAGACAGAGTTTAAAGATGGTAAAGTAGAGCTGTCCAAAACCTTTCCAGATGGACCACATTTCGAGATCCCTAGGAGTAAATCATGAAACAGTTTGGTATTGCATTGAATGAGCCCAGCACTTGGCGGGGTATCGTTTACTTGTTGACGGCTGTTGGTATTCAGATCAGTCCTGAACTTCAGGGTGCTGTTGTAACAGCGGGTCTGTCTGTCGCTGCGGCTATCGGTATCTTCATTAAAGACTCAAAGAAGTAAGCCAACATGCTGGGGTTCTATCCTATTGCGGATGCGCCCCTAGCTTCGCTCGGGCAGATCAATGCTGAGGTAACACTCGCCTCACAAACCATCTCCCTGACGCTGAATAGCGTCTCTCTGTCCACCGGGCAGACAATCCCTCTTTCTTCCCAGACCCTTCTCTTCACAGAGAACTCTGTACTTATTAGCGATGACGATGTCATCGAAGTCGCAGGTCAACCTCTTTTCCTGACCCTGAATAGTGTGGCTCTCTCCACCGGGGTGGACGCTACGCTTGCATCCCAGACCCTGAATCTCACAGAGAATTCAGTCTACGTCGAGGTGCAACCTCCGACCTTTGATAGCCAGACTCTGTCTCTAACGCTGAATGGCGTGGCCCTGTCTACCGGGGTAAATGCGACGCTGGCTTCGCAGGCGCTTCTCCTTACGGAGAACTCAGTCACACTGAGTACGAACAACCAGATCGACCTGACTTCGCAGGCGCTGACACCGACGCTGAATAGCGTATCCCTTTCTTTAGGGGTCAATCTCACCGCAGCTTCGCAGTATGTTTTCTCCGCGCTGAACCCAGTCAGCCTTACTACGGATCAGGTGATTGAGGCGGGGTCGCAGACAATCTATACTACGCTCAATGAGTTGCGGCTCTGGAAGATTATTCCTACGGTGCAGCCGGGCACCTGCCCTGATCATTGCGATGGTATTTGGACGGACATTCCGTTCGATACCTTGATCCACGGGGACGATTTTGCAATAGCGACAATGCCTTTGTGTTCCATACCGCGGGCTCTCCCTCCAATTCGTAAGTTCCCCGGCACGCCGTGGACAGGCGTAACAACCCAAACCACCACGACGTGGTCCAACATTCAAACCTAAGAGGCGATCATGCCAAGTACGTACTCACCAAATCTTCGCATCGAACTCATCGCCTCGGGTGAACAAGCCAACACTTGGGGCATCACGACCAACAACAATCTCGGTACTTTGATCGAGCAGTCCATTGCAGGGCTTGTACAAGTTGATGTCACCTCTGGGGATGTCACTCTCACGGCCTTAGACGGCGCTTCCGATCAGTCTCGAAACATGATTCTGGATGTTGTTGGTTCTCCGGCGGCTTCGCACACAATCTATGCCCCGCAGGTCTCCAAGGTTTATGTCGTAGCTAACTCCAGCGGCGAGACAGTTTCTATTGCCACCACGGCGGGCGGAAGCCTGAGCTATGCGGTAACCGATGGTACCGCGGCGGTTGTCTACACGGATGGCATTGATTTCTACGGTGCGATTGGTGATGCACTACCTATCACGGGCGGTACGCTGACAGGCCCTCTGTACGGCACCTCTGCTGATTTTACTGACTTCTCTACGTTCTTGGGTGGGCTTCTGGCGCGAAATGTGGACGCTTCAGGTTTTGCTTACCGTGTCATTCCGTCTGTCTCAGGGACTCAAGGGATCATCCAGTGGACTAACAACGCGCAAAGTAGCCAATGGACGAGTCTTGTTGGAACCAACAGCCTTTTAACCTGTACCACGAACTTCTCTTCTTCAGGGCAGCTCAGCGGGGCCACACTCTCTACCAGTAGCTCGGCTACTATCGGTACGAATCTCAATGTCACGACCAGTCTAGGCGTCGGTGTTTCTGCGTCGGGCTCCGCGGGCGATGTTCGTGCAGTGGGCAATGTAACCGCATACTACTCATCCGATGAGCGGCTGAAGGAAAACATTGAGCCGATTGAAGATGCGTTGTTCCTCATTCAACACCTCTCGGGGGTGCGTTATGACTGGACCGAGGACTTCATTGCTCGCAGCGGTGGTGAAGACGGGTTCTTCGTGCGAAAGCACGACATTGGTTTGATCGCTCAGGAAGTTCAGTCTATTCTTCCCGAGGCGGTAGCCGAGAAGCCAGATGGGTATCTGGGCGTGCAGTATGACAAGATCATTCCGCTTCTGGTCGAGTGCATCAAGGAACTTTCTGCAAAGGTAGCTCTATTGGAGGCCGCTCATGGCGATGAATAGCTCGGGACCCATTTCCCTAGCTGGTCCCACTGCGGGACAATCTATCTCGCTCACGATTGGGCGCACAGCGACGACTACGACTTCTTTGGGTGAGCCTGACGTTCGTACGCTGGCGAATGTTCCTTCCGGCCCTATCGCTATGCCCGGCGACTTCTACAACAAAGCATGGAGTGCCAATTCGGCTACGTTCTTTATGATGGGTGGTGGAGGTGCTGGGGCTTCTCCCTATGGCGACGCTGGGGGTGGAGGCCAGATGATCGGGCAGAACAGCGGAGTTACGGTAGCTGTCGCTAAGGGCACGGTTTACACTATTTCCGTAGGGGCCGCTGGGTCTAACTCAACGGCTTTTGGGTATACCGCTATTGCTGGCGGAAGCGGTGGTCAAGATTTTGTATCTTGCGGTTCGGGTGGTAATGGCGGC